ATGGAAAGTAGGGGAAAAAGGGCCTATCCTAAGTGGTTTTCACCACACTGTGGATAACGCCACATCATGGGAACGGCTTTGCGCCGTCCGAAATGGAATCAGTCTGGGTTCGGTACGAATCCAAACTGGTGTGGCCATTCAGGAACGAATGACCACGTCCTCTTTGCCTTCCCTAAAAGCCCCTTTATTGGGACTTCCCCTCGTGTAGCCACACCATCCTTCGATGGATGTGACGAGGAAAGGGCATCGCGCTCCTGCGCGGCGACGAGTATTGAGTGGGGGGTTCCAAATCCCCAATCATGGAGTAGCCGTGATAACGGTTCCTCCCCTCGTTCAGCAGTCGCCAACCAGGCCAAAGTCCACCCCATTTCCAATGGGGTGGGTGAGGTTTGCAGCTTCATGCTGATAGCTCTGGCTAGGTATCCATCCCACGTCCCATATCCCGGCGGTTTTAACAACGCCGGGGAGCAACGACGCGCGGTACAATCAGGATCACTGAGAGCACGCACGACACCAGCGTTAACACCAAACGAAGGTGGAACACTGGTAAATCGCCACAACGACGGGAGGGAATCAACGCAATCAGCCCACAATTTCTCGAGGGCAGCGTTCACGATCCCCGTTCGGTCCATCCAACCACGTAAGTGATTGGCCATCGTCAGGAGGTACGGCACACCCGGAGATGCACCGGTGAGATGAAATGGTGTGACATCAACCACACGGGCCCTTGCGGGCTCGGTGAGCGGACCGACAAAATCGGGCCACTCAGTGATATAATGCCCACCACACGACTCAAAGAACTTCCCGCCAAGGAAGCTCTTCTCAGTATTTACCCCAAACCCGAGGAGGTTTAAGGCACTAACGACAGCGGTTGCGTACCGTTGCGGAACGATAATATCGTCCCCGAAGCAGTACACGTCACACCAGTAAGCCTTTGGAACGACCGATCTAGCAACTGCTAAAAAGATCGTTGTTTCTAGCTCAAAGGTGTATCCATTACCCATCGCGCTAAACTTTTCGAGCTGCAGGGAACAACCCTCAATCTCGACAAAATCATGACGCGGTAAGCATAGGAGTTGAAACCACTCGTCGCTGACCAGATACTCAACCAGCTTGTAAGCAATACTATCACTAGCACTACTTAGATCGATGGTTGCTAACCCCCTGGTGGAGGCTTCGCGAGCGGCGGCTTTATTATCACGCCACCCTTGTTTCAGGTCACAGCCGAATCGACGTAGACGTTCCTTAAGATATCGCCCAATGCCCAACTGAACATAAACATTCAGGGCGGCTTGGATATCGATACCACGGTCCGTTTTCGCGTTCTTCGGAACACTGGTCCACTTGCTATAGGCATTTTGAACCAAGTTGGCATTACGTGCCCAACTCGGCCCCATGATGGCCTTGGCGTATGGATATAGCCGAGGTGTGACGGTTAAGTCACCCTCAAACTTATTGGGAAGACATGCTTCCCGGGAGGTCAAACCCACTGCCGCGCCATTGCCATGCTTCATCAGCTGGGCAATACGATCTAGCGGCGACACCACTTCACCGAATGAACGGTCAAGCGGACCCATGATCGTCTGAACGTTCTCACGAACTTTCGACAACAACCACGGGCTATCGCTACTCACGGGTAAACCTTGCGTAAACGCTCGATTTACCTCACGGCAGGACTCCTCGGATTTAAAGAATCCGGAGAGAGCCTTAGACTTACGATCCTCCGCGCTGCTACCAGGAAGGTTAGGCGATTTCCTCAAAACCTGTTGGAGCAAGTATGCCGCTGCGAAATGCATTGGATCATCTTGACATCCTTCAGGAAAAGGTAAGTCGCCCAGAGCCATGG